ACGCATATGAGGAGGCTCTTGATTTTGCTATCTACTTAAAAAGAATGATGAACAATAAAAAATAAAAATATATGGAAGATATAATGTTCTTAAATGCAATGTGCCTTTCTTTTGATTTATTAGGTATGAATCTAAATCAATGTAAAGAGGCATTAACAAAAGGAATGATGGGAGCAGATAAAGAAGAATGGTGTGAAAAATTAGATGAACTATTTTATACTTATATCAAACCAATTCCTGCGTATTCACATTATGACCAGTTAATTGATTTTCCAAAAAGAGAAATTCAACATACATTCTAAAAAAAATGGAGTGGGTCTGCAAACCAAACACTCCATTTATGGAACAAATTTACAATGCCAAATATACAACAATTCCTGAGACAATCAAAAGAGTGGCATTGCGCCACTTTTTTTTTGCTCTTAATCCCTCATTTAATTCCTCACTTAATCCCTCATTAACTTGTCTTAAATGGGACAAATCACGCTGTAATTGTCCGATATATGACTCATTATGTAGGTTGATGGTCTTTAATGTTTGATTCTCCAAACATAAATTAGCATTCATTTGCTTGTGATATTCAAGTGATGTAACTGCTAACACAACCAATCGTCTTTCAGTTCGTAAAGAATCCAGCTCCTTCCATCTCAATGAGTTTTTCGATAGCTTTTGTGTATGCGCTATCAATGGCAGTGCTATCCATAAGATAGATAGTATCAATGTCCTTTTCATAAATGGTTTTTAGTTTAATGCGTTCAACTTTCAGCGTGTCAATACGAGCCTTCAATACCACAATTGTATCGTTGTGGGGTACATATTGTACCTTAGTTTCATTGCATGAATTTTTCTGAATTTTATCTCCAATAAAAAAAACAAAACATAATCCTAAAATGAATACAATTGGTAAAGTCCAATCAATAGATTTTTCCTTCATTTATTCGATAGTTTTTAACGTGAAATTCTTTTACATTGCCTTTTGTAATTATTGCAAATCCGTGGTTATATTTTGAATATGGATTATAGTCAGGTGACAACTCAGATAGACACCCCACACCCCAGCATGTGATAACTTTACCATTAATATCCCTTTCTGTATGCTCAGCAGTTTGATGATGATGTCCGCACATAGCATTTGCTTTTGTCTTTAAAAACAACCCACGTGCAACGTTTACAGATGGCATAAATTGCTTTCCGAATTCGTGACCGTGAAATAGTGATAAGCCACCAATATTTATTTTGTTTTTACCTTGAATAAATTTAATGTCGTACTTATCCAAATGACAAAGTGTAGCAAAATCAAATGCATCTATGTCGAATAGTTCGGGTGATTTAACTCTCATAAATCGCCAATACCTTTCTTCGTGGTTGCCTTCCTTGTAAATGATTTCTGCGTTTGGGAATGTTTGACGCAACTCATAAACAAAGGTACGCATTGCGTAAAGTTCCTCCTTGAATTTGCGTTTCTTTGGATCTTTTACAAAGTCGCTTAATTCGTGACAATCTAATGCATCACCATTTAATATTACTGTGTCAACTTGTTCATCTAATCCACATTGGATAGCGGTGGATAGCGCACTAATATCGTGGTAAGGAATGTGAATGTCTGATAAAATGAGAATCTTTTTGCCTTTAACCTCAATATGCTTTCTCATTTTAGCATATGACTTTGGTAGCTTAAATGGGTTCTTTGGTCTTTCTTTATCTCTTACCAAAGATTTATCTTTCGGCTTTTGCTTTCCTCTTTTGCCTTCAATATAACGGAGTGCATCTCTTGCATCTTCAACACCAAGAAAGGTCTCAAAATGTTCTTTGGATAATTTCTTCGCCAACGTTAAAGTTGGTGCATCTGGAAAACGCTCACGCACTTCACGTGCTAATTTTGTCTTTTGACTTTCAGGCATATGTTATTTTTAGAATGGTTGGTAAACAGTTCTACCACCACTCTTGACCGCACGTAACACTTGACCTCTATTCCCATTCTTATTCCAACTTACGTGTACCCAAGATGGTGCGTTCTCACTTCCAAATTCCCAAATCAGTTGGTCAAATGTACAATTATTTCTTATCCAGTCAAATAAATCTTTGTTATTTATGCCACCGTGAATATCCCCATCAATATCTAAGGCTTTGCCTTCCATATGCTGTGAACTTTTTGAACCGCCTATCCGTGTATTAAGTTCAATACTGCGAAAGCCTGAGGATATGCCTATTGGCTTACCAAAATGCTCACGCACTTTATCAAAAATGTTGGTACATACAAGCTTCAGATTTGCTAATTGTTCAGCGTTTGGTACATTGCCAATCTTCAACGCTTTCGCTTGATTGCTGTGGGTTACCTCAAAATAGCTTACGTACTTACTTACCTTGTCCATCTGTCATTGCATCGGTTAAATCTTCACTCTTTCTACCTATGATTGCCTTTATCTTACTCCACAAATCTTTACCAGTAACAGCCTCAATACTTTCAATGATTGACTTGAATTCAATGATTGCAACTACGGTAGCTATTAACTTAGTGATGGGGATAAATTGCGCTATTACATATTGCTCAATAAGAAATCCACTCACAATAGCAATTTGGTACAACATCAATTTTGTGATTGTATCACTCATTCTGCGTGAGCGAATTCTTTGACCTAATTTGATAGCTTTCCATATGCCAACAACCATATCCATAGCCACCAAAAAACCTATGGTTATCATAAGTTCTTTGATTGGTAGAAACACCGTTGCAATACCCAATAGCCACAACTTTACTTTCATCTTTTCTCTTGTTTTTTTAGATACTGCTTCAATAACTTTTCATATTCCCTTCGCTTCAATACGATGGGGGGAGAAAGTCTTGGAGATTGATTCTTGTTCTGCATTGTCTGAATGAATTAGATATGAGAAAATTGCTCTTTCCGTATGGGTTGCGGTCAGGGAAGATGTTGTTGTCTGTGTTGTTCGTGTACTCGGGAAATAAAGTTGAATTAAAACACAAATAGTCTACCATTCTTTTTGTATACCATCTCGCATTTTGACGTGCAGCTTCTTTGAGTGATTCCATCTCGAACTTAGTTACTGGAGTGGTATCTTCACTTTGTCTGCTTACCAAGTTACCGTTGTCGTGTTTGTACAAAAGAGATGGATAAAGTTCAACCATAGTCCACCATAACACAACCTTTAACACATACTCATTGAGTAATGTCTCATAGTCACCTGACAATGTCCCATTAGCTACATCATCCTTCAATCGCACCGTTAAATTTGTACCCAAAAAGTTGGTCAAATACTTATCTTGTGCCAAGTAGATGGCAGGTCTAATTAAATTGGGATCAACTGCATCAGTTAAAGGAGTAAACTTCTTTATGTATTCCTCGTTTATGAGTAATATTTCTTGTGGTATTGGCATTTCTTTAATTTTTATTTGTTACCGAAACGTGGATTGGTTGGTAAAAACCCATTGTATGGCATATCAATAGGTCTCTTTTCTACCAAATAATTATTGCGAATTTTGTACCCAGCTTTCTCGGCTCTTGTCCAAGCCTGAGTGCGGACATTTGGACTATTCAAATCCAATCCAAATCCTTTTGCGCTGATATATAATTGCTTTCTCCAAATGTGATGGCAATTACCGCCACCTTTGTACAACCAACAGCTATAAGTATCCGCACCATTGGGTCCCCATCCTGGGTTAACTGCCCTATTGTTCATTGCCATTATATCTTCCTTTCGATATAGCTTGTCAGCTTGTAGCATTTTAGTACAAAATGGTCTGCTTACAGATGTTATTTCACCGCTATATCGGTAGCGTGTGTAATATTTCTTTCCATCTATTGTCGCATCCTGCTCACTTGTGGCATTTGGTTTGGCAGTACCTGTACTAACTTGATGAATTTCTACTGCATCAAAGATGTGTGAGATAGCTTCATTTTCGCTATCATCTTCATCATAATCTACATCGTATTCATCAATTAAAATCCAATCCTCATTTGCATCTTCACCGAGTTGTATCAGTTCTTCTGCTATCTCATCGAGTTCAATCGCATTTGTTTTAGAAATGCTTTGGTGTTCGCACTCAACTTTTTTTTTTACTGCTGACTGCTGCGCTTCAACTGGTTGTACTTCCAAAATCTCATTTGAAATAATTGTTGGATTAGCCACAACATTGGATGCCTCACAAATTATAGCAATTCCATCCTCAATAAGTCTTTGGAATGGTTCAATAACTTGGCGTTGAAAGATAAATAGAGCAGTTCTCATTTCATCGGTATTTGAACCCAATCCACCGCCATCTCTTACACCAAATAACAAAGGAGATGTGACTCTGTGAGCAATCATAATTTGCTTTGTGCATTCCTCACTCAAAAACTGATATTGCTTATCTGCATCGTGAATTGGAAAAGATGTAAATTCAACACCCCTATCTCTTTCCTCATTGAAAAATGTCAATACCTTACCAGCATTTTCAGCACCTTGAATGGACATCTGTAACTGATTCTTAATTAAATGCTGTTCTTCCAAAGATGGGATGCCATTGTTGAAAGATGCAATCAATGAAGGAAAGAATCCGTTTAGAATATTGTTAACGTGGTATTCTCCAATTTGGCGAGTTAATTCAATGTAGTTAACACTGCCAATGTAATCAGGTTTCGGGTAATATTCACTACCCATCTTTAACGTGTGTACAAAAATGACTTGCTTAGGCAATGCATCTTTTGTTTCTTGGTCAAACATCGGAATGAAATGAGGTGTATTTTTCTTTTTCCTCATATCACTCCAATCTCTCGAATACCATACACCAATCAAATCATCATTCTCATCGCTACAAGCTAAACGGCAATTTTCAAAAGGTAAGTGGTTAACCTGCGCTATGGTTGTTCTATCCATTGACCAAATGACCTCCAAATAGTAACCTCCAAATAGTTTGAGGTCTCTTGATATGTGCGGTACGATTGAATCGATTTTAAGGCCACTTAAATACGCATTGGCGGTATCATTACCCCCAAGTATTCCTTGACCTGCAATCATTTGACTTATTGAGTTCACAATTGATCCGTGAACTGGTGATTCGCTTTGTAATTCAATCAAATACTGCGGATACATATTAGCTTCACCAAAATTCACCCATCCCCTTGATACATTCTCTCTCTCAATTGGTGCAATCTTTACATACTTAGCCATTTCGACTTTGTCTCCGACTCTTGATTTTATATTTGAAAGGATGTTATCCATTGTATTCGATGTCATTAGGGATTGTTAAGTTGGGTTGGTCAAAGTACTCGGTTAACGCAGTGAATTCAATGAATCCACGCTTCAATTCTCCAACTACCACAGCATCCTCAGAATCTAAATTAGTAGATGAATTTTGACCGTAAATAATATAATTGTATCGGCCACTTTGAGTGATAAGAATACTACCATTCTCCGCATCATCCGTGTCAGTGCTAACGCTCAAAGTAGTTATTCGCTCATTGCTATCTATTAAAATAGGAATAACCGCAAATAATTGTAGTGTAATCTCATTTTGTAAGATTAACAGATAGTCCGTAAAGGAAGGTAAAAGCAAAACCCCCTCCTCTAAAGAGAGAAGGAGGGTTTGCGAAGCGGTATTAGTCTGTAAGTAATTCACTACCTACAAAGATAATTAAATAGTTGGAGATACAACAGTGATAGAGGCAAAGTTATCGAAAGGAACAGATGTAAATGATTCCAAACGATAAGCCTTATGCGCTTCTTCTGCTACGAAGGTGATTGTATATCCGTTTAGATCACCCTTCGCAACGCCAGTAGCGGTAGTCATTGCAGTAACTTCAGCACCATCCATACGACCAACCATCCAAATGTTGTCATTGTTGTCTTGAACAAAAACAACCAAACGATTTTTGGCAACTAATTCAAGTTGTTTTCTGCGTGGCGCAGTCAATTTGAAAAATGTAGCGGTAACAGTCTGAGTGTAGAAAATAGTTCCATTTTCAACGCTTGATGCTACTTCCTCGCTAAAGCTACCAGTGTGCTTTGGACAAGTATATTTGTAGATGGATGCAGTAGGTAATGCAT